AGAAATTTCACAAAACTACTGGCAAAACAGAAACATTCACAGGCCTAAATTCTTAAATTTAGCGACAGGCCTTGAATCATCGCCTTAAATATATATTATTTTATTAAATTTCTAACATATCATTTAAATAAGCTTCAAATAAATCATTATCATCTTCTTCAAATCGTCTTAAACGCTGCTCATCGGTCAAACGATCGAGTCTTTCAAATTGTACTTGTTGCTGGCCTAGAACCGGTGGTTCATCGGCGGCGAAAACATCTGGTGCTTCGTCATCAACAATTACTCTTCGTCTAACATTTCGATCGCCTGATCCATCGGGGGCTTCAGTGACAAACGGCGGCTGGACTTGTAGTCCACCAACTCCATCATGTACCGCAACAAGTTGCACAGTATTGAGGTCACTGATGTCTCCCTTATGGAACACTCGATTTGCGACAACCCCCCCATCTGGTCTTCTGATAGGACTTGAAGTAAATTCAACAATGACATCAATTCTTCGCAACAATTGTTGAATATCTTCATCATTTCTAAGCGACCAGGTGTCATTCGGAGACTTCGGGGTTGAAATAAAGATTCTCTTCGCAGTAAAAGGGACGTTGCCTCCCTTAGTTTGGACCGTAAGTGGGTACCTATCGAAAAGTTTGAGCAATTCTTCGAATTCACAGAATCGGGTCCTGTAATCGTCGACAACAACGTCGGCATGCAAGGCTGGCTCGTACCCACACCACCATCCGCTATTTTGTTTCCAATAAGCGGACGGGGCGATCGTGTGCACGAGGTGGGACTTGCCAAGCCCTGTACCCCCGTAAAGCCAGAAAACCTTGGTTTTTTCTTTACGAGGTTCTGTATACAACGAACGAATACAGGCGATTCCTTTGAAATGCTTGAGAAATCCGACCCCATCGATATCGACGATGTCTCGCATGGAGATACTGGTATCTCGTGCGGCATCGACGACGGCTTGCAGGTCGTTTCTCTCTCCGGGGACGGGGATCTCTCCCTTTTCGTAGATAAGACTACCTGGGATTCGGTCGGCGTCCTTTGTACAATACTCTCGGTTCTTCGCAGCGGATGCTCTGGCTGGCTCGATATGGACTCGAGTGCTGAGGTAGCTTTTCCAAGTAGAGAGCTCAGTTGGTCCGGAACGCTGTGCATATCCTTGCAAGTGAGGCGTTCCATTAGCGCCGCGCTCTTCTTGGAACACAATGTACTTAAAATGTCCTGCATCTGCTGCATCCTTAATTGCCTGTACTTCTGCTGCAGTGTAATTATTTAAAGTAAATGCGACACTACGGTGACGCTGTCTAACACGATTGTTTAATGACATGTTCCAACAATTTGTGACTTTGTGCAAAATATATTATTTATGAGGCACAGAAGTCACAATGTGCCCACATGTCAAACAAATCCTGAGTTCCTCCAAAAAAATTAAATGTTAGGAAAAAATTGTTAGGAATAAATCTTAGGAATTTTTAACCATTAATAAAAAAATTTTTTTTCCGGGCACGGGCACGGGCACGGAGGAGGCCCTGTAATACTAGGGGCCTCCTCCTCCTTAAAAAGCTACGCTTTTAACTTAACATATTCTTGGGATAGACGCTGCGCTGAGCGACCTGCGGACGCGAGTTCATGGTATAAGGCCTGCGGCGCATATTGTAGTTAGACGCTGCGCTGAGCTATTCGTCATCAGAATCTGATAATTGCAAAAAATCTTCTAAAGGTGTATATGAAACGGGATCTAATTTGTAAAATGAATCATCTAAAAACGAAGACAAATTCCCTAACTCTTCATATACAGAACCTAAAGTATCTTGAGGTACAGAATCCCTTAACTCCGTTAAAGCAGACAAAACAGTAAGCAATAATAAATCCTTATCACCCAGCGCTGGTTTATCCTGTAGTGCTCTAAATTGATTAAACTCTCTTTGAATTTCATAATGATAATTTAAAGAAGCTAGTCGTGAATCTTGCCATGCCTGCAATTGTTGATATCGCAAAGCTTGTTCTTCTGGGTCAACAATCTCTCCCTCGTCATCGATATGATAACCTGGATTAAAGGGCATTGACTCGATACGAGCTGGCCCTGTATCAGGAATGTACAACAAATCGGATGCTGTTCTTCTACGGGTACTTCGTCCTGCTTCACTCGCTTCGCTCTTACGCAAAGAACCAGCACCACCACCGCGACCACCGCCAGAGCCGCCAATTCCTTTTCCAGACATTTCATAAATAAATAAAATATTTGCACGCAAAATTTTTTTTTGATAAAATGGAAGCAGAAGGAGGAGGGGGAGCTGGCCGTCGCTATAGATACACAACACCTAAAAGACATGCTATAGCTATAGCAAGAAGCATAAAAAGAAGATTCCCTCCGCAAGACTTTGGAACTGTATACCATAGACGTCATGCAAGAGGTGGCAACCCTAACGTGGCAGAAAACTTTGGTGCATCATGGGCACTAGCAACGCCAGAACAAAGAGAACGTCGAACTCAATCAGGCTTCTATGGTGCTGGCAGTTACAGACCTAAATCATTTGGAAAATCGCTTAGAGCACTAGGTGGATACACGAAATCAGCTGGAAAAATATTTAACTCATTGGGTTCCACAGCAGTCAGAGCAGCCTCTAACTACGCTAAAGTCAGAAGTTTCATGGGACCTGGACTATATGGTGGACAAGGACTTTACGGTGGCCAAGGCGAATATAAAGCTAACGCACTAATAGCCGGAGGCGCACCTTCAATGACTGTCCACCACCAAGCGGACGAAACTGACGATTTCACGATAACTAACACTGAATGGATTAAACCTATTTACGCTCCTGCAATTCCAAGTGGAAGTTCAGGCTTCGCTTCTGAATTCATTGGCGTCAACCCAGGACTACAGAATTTCTGTCCTAAACTTGCCGCTATCGCTGCAAATTACACTCACTACGAAATTCACCAAATGGTGTTCAAATATGTTACTAAAGTAAACGAATCAAACGTCAATAATGGAATCTCGGGAGACATTATGATGACGTTTAATTACGACCCGGCTAATAACTCGATTGATAGCGTCACAGACCTCAAACAATCCTCTGGTAACGTTATGACTAGAATCGTAGACAGCTTTGACATGGGAGTTGAATGCGACCAAGGCAAATCTAAAGACACGAAGTACTTTGTAAGAACTTGCCCTGTACCTCTTGGTAGAGATGTGGACGAATATGACCACGGTGCCCTTGTCATAGCCACAAATAACATCCCATCCAACTTCGGAAACCTCGCTATAGGTGATTTATACTGTTACTATACTATCACTTTCAAGCAATTCAAAGCTGGATCTAGTAAACTTAATAACCAACAGAGAGATTTGTTTGTAAATAGTGCCGACGTTACAGAAAATCAAATTTTCTATCAAGCATCAGTACCGGACACTACCCTACATGCATCAACGCTTCTAGCTCAACAAAGCAACCTAGGCGGTAGACTATCTTCGCCAGCAGCTAATCAATTAACTTACACATTCCCTGCAGATGTTGAAGGTTACTTCGAAGTAATGCTACTACTTGAAGGTACTGGGCTTACGCTAACAGGCTTGTTCACAGCAGCAATTCCTGCAGGGGTTAACATAACAGAGATTGATGACATATACGGAGGCAGCACAGCAGGCGACAATCCAATTTCAGAAACTTTCACAGTAAGTGCTACTTCTGCAATTGTCATTGGACACTTCCGTGTGAGATCACCTACTTCTAATGTGAACAATTCTCTTACATTCGTAAGATCAGGCGGAGCTGGCTCAGGAAATGTTACACAATGGTCATTAGAAGTAAGAGAAATTTCACAAAACTACTGGCAAAACAGAAACATTCACAGGCCTAAATTCTTAAATTTAGCGACAGGCCTTGAATCATCGCCTTAAATATATATTATTTTATTAAATTTCTAACATATC